CTCGCCTTATAAGAGCACGCGCCTTTATTCCCGTAGATAGACACCGCCGAATTGTGCGCGTAGGTACAAATCAGCCCTTCGACACTGGCCACCGTATCCGATGCCTTCCACTTGACGCCTTGATGATTCAGAATCCTGTCCGCGTCTGTCTTGGTTGTGATCACTTGGCATTCAACGTCAACTCCGTGGGCGCGTGCCAATGCCACATCCACCATGCAATTGATGGCTTGTGCTCTGACCTTCACGCCCATTGTCCAGTTGGCCGGAATCGTCGCCGATGCTTCTCCGGCCGATACGATCACGGCTTCTCGGCAGTTTTCCGCCACGATATCCACCTCAATTGATGTGGGCATCGTTGAAGCTGCCACTAAATCAAGCTCCAGCCCAAACCCGTACACGCAGCCCTTGGCGTAGATGTTGGTTGCTTTCAGTTTCCCGCATGGGACTGTCTGCCCCGATACCGGTGTTTGGATTGACAATGCCTTTCCGCCGTCTATGTAAGTTGTCTTGTCAACAGACGGCAATTCTTCGGCCCACCAGCCGTCTATTGTGATGTTGTCATAACCACCCGTGACTGAGATACCGTTACTGCCCGACGTCGACCCACTGATTGCGGCCTTCCCTGCCAGATTGCGAATGTGCAGGTTCTTTGCCCCGTTCAGTTGCAGCACGTCTGCACCGTCTGCCGAATCGGTGCGCAGAATCGTGGTTGGTCCATCACCATAAATCGTGATGTTCTTGCAGTCCAGCAACGATGTAGGGGGAAGCCCATTTACGCGCCCCATTGGCATATTGTTGATGCCGCTGCTGTAAATCCCTGCGGGGAAGTACAAGTCTTTGCCATTGGCCAAACAGTAATCCCAAGCGGCCTTGATCTTGGTGTATTCGTTCGACCCGTCCCCGATCACGCCAAACTGTTTGACGCTGACGGTTTCGCGAAGTTCATCCTGAACCGTGCGAACGACTGCCCCGGCACCTGACTGCTGGAATGCCACCAGCGCAGAGCCGCCAGGTGCGGCAAGGTCTGCCGAATTGATCTTGAGTGACAAATCAGCGTTGCTTGCCTTGTCGCTGTCCAACTCAGATAGTGCGTCCTGTACGTTGGTTGCAGAAATCCCGCCTACTGCCGCACTTGTAATCTTGCTTGCATCGCTCAAGCTTCCGAGCATCGTCACGTCATTAAACACCGCATCAGACCCGTCCATAGGGTCCTCGAGCAGGATGTCAGAAATACTTGCAACGACATTTCCGCCAAACGTGAACGTCAGGCTATATCGACCATCTGGCGCATAGAAAGAGAATCGCCCGTTGTTATCTGATGTCAAAGGGTTGACATTCAATCCAATCGCGTTACTTGAGTAGACAGCTACAGTCGAACCTGCCAAATCCGTGACAGTCACCTGAACACCTGAAACAGGGTTGCCATTTTGGTTCAGCACTACGTCTTGATACTTTTGCATACGATGCCTTATGTGATCTACAGTATTTCAGCGTGGCAAACGCTTAAGCCTTACAGAGTGCCACCATGTCTCGCCCTCAATAATCCATCGAATCTGTCTGCCATGAAAAACGAGCACATAGGCAACAGCTGATGCAAACGCAAGGGCGGGTATGCTGTCGCTGTATCCATTGAACCCTATCCATGCGAACCAAACGCCCCAGCATGTCAGACCGACAAGCAGTACTCTATGAAGCCTCTTTGTCTGTCTGTCACATCCAACCGCCACAAGCACAATACTTGCGCCAACAATGATGATGCCGATAAGCATTTGAAATGCTGACAATAGGGTTTCGATCATTTCGACCCCTCCGCAGCGCGGGTTGTTGCCTTGATCACAAGAGGCAAAGCATGGCTAATGCCCACCGCAGAAAGGATGAGAGCACATCCTACAGAAAGGGAGCCGCTTGGGATCATGTGCCGCACAGATTCAGGGATTACAGCCATGACAGCACCGCCCGCCACTGGCCCAAAAGTAGCGCCAATCATCCACGAAAACGACCACGCAGACAATGCAGAAAACACAGCCGCAAACGTCCACTCGCTCACTTTTTCACGATTCGACATTGCCCACGATGCGCCACCAGCCGCAGCCACTGCAATAGGCAATGCAAGCGGCTCCGGCACTCCAATTGCCACTGCAACAGGGTACGAAACCACGCTAGATGCTACTGATGCGACTGGTGCTGTTATGTCAGCCATTTTTACATCGTGTGGTTTTTGAAAGTTTATAAAGATCGCTTCTGAACATATCAATTCGCAATGCCGTATCAGGTGCCAATTGCGACCCAATATAGGCCAAGAGTTGCTGTCCGCGTGTCGCTGTTGTCAAGTTGAGCAGTAAATCCAGTTGTGGACAGGCTGTTGACGTATACGCCAACTGTCCCTGATCCATCTGTCAAATCAGAAGGGTTACAGAGCGCAACAAACACAGACGAAAATGCAGAAGGAAATGTGACAGTAAATGTACCGCCATTTGTTGCCTTTGATACAGGAGCAATACTCCCCCACTGAACAAAAAGTCCGCCAGGAAACTTTTGCGACCCGGTTCCTGCGAGAGTTTGATTCGACCCCTTGAGGGATTGCGCCAATGTGAATGGCGTGATTGATCGTGTCGCATCGGAAAACGCTTGAGCTTCTGCATCCGTCGCAAGTTCCACTACACCTGATGAAGTTTCAGTAGCGGACTGCTTGATCGCATTGAATGCATCTGCTGCTGTAGATTGACCTGTGCCTCCATTTGCGATAGCAACAGTGCCAGTTAGCCCAGATGCCGGGAAAGAAGAAGGCGCTGCAATAGCTTGTCCACTTGCCCGCTCATACGCAGCAACTCGCCAGCCAGTGACCGGAGAACCATTTGGCACGACAATTGCACAGTCGCCAGCTGCTGTGGTGATGTTCGCAGCACCTGGAAGCACGAGCGTCGCGCTGTGGGTCAATGTAAGAGCGCCAGCAAAACGAATGTATCGCGGCCCGTTGTAGTTGGTGCCAAACGATGTGATCGCCGTTGTGCCAGTGATGTTCAGATTTGTCGTGTTCTGAGCGCCAATATCAACCGTCGCAGCACTTGCAATGTCGGCTTGAATCCCTTGGCTGAAAAGCTGCTGCCATGCCAAGGAATCACCAGGCAGTGAGCCAGCATCAAGGTTAGTCAGCTTGTTGCCGCCCATCTGCAAATCGCCACTGATGATCGTTTGCCCATCTCTGGAGACAGATTGGGTCAGGGCATCGCGGATGTCGTTGAGAATGGACTGCCAGTCAGACGCGGTTGCCGGAACGCCGTTCGTGGCTGGTGACCAACTATTTACAGGTGGGTTGTAAGTTCCTGATCCGTTGCGGGGCATTGTTCTTCCTTTAGACTGCTCGAATGATTAAATGGAGGTTAGCGTGGTGGTGTCCATCATTGAATTCGTGCTGTATGTTTACTTCTTGCACATGCTCATCACATGGGCGCTTGAAGATCATTGAGCGCCCAAGATAGGCGCAACCGTATAGCTGCCTTTGCGCAAAGCCTCAATCAATTGAGGATTGACTAGATTCGATGCTCGACCCATTGCATATGCGCCTTCACCAACCAAGCGAGGCGAACTAAGTGCGGCCATGCCTGCGGCTGCCGGGAGGTTGCCGGTGAATGCCAGGCCGCCACCAGTTGCCGCAGTTGTTGCTCTCTGAATGCCTCGCGGTGCCCATTCGCTCATGGCCTGACCTGCAAGTGCGGGCATCATGCTGCGACCACCGGCGCGCTCCAATTCGCTGGCGAGTTGCGAACGATAACCATAGGATGTGTTGACATTGTTTCGCATCAGCGATTGCAGCTTGCGCATAGCAGTGTCTGCGCTTGCCTTTTGCCCAAGAGAAAGGCTACGCTCAATCTCCGAAATCAACTCTGAAGCTTGAGAATAATCCTTCATGACGCGGGAATACTCTGGCGCTTGCTTGGAGATTTCCGACTTGATCGAGTTGTAAATGTCACTTACAGCCGCGCGCGCCGTCTTTTGCTCAAATGGGATGGACTCCAACTTTGCGCCGATCCGCTGCTTCAGCGCGTCCAAACCTTCAGGGGTGTGATACTCGGCTGGGTTTAATCGCATCCATTCGTCAACAGTCGCCGCTACATCATTCACAGCATCAGCGGCTTGCGGGTTCTTGGCCTGCCCCTTAAACGTAGCCATGCCAGCAGCCTTTTTGACTGCATCGTTAATCCCGTCAAAGCGCAGTACCGTCTGATCCGATTTGATGTTCGCCATACCGGAGCGGTATGCCTGCTGCTTCTGCGCGGCCATCGCTTGAAGATTTTGCTTTGCTGAAGTCAGCACATCATCAATCCCGACCTGTCCGCGCAAAGCCTCAGAAAAAGCCTTGCCCTGAGCGCCGCCAGCCTTGCCAGCCTGATATGCCTGTTGGATTGCCTCATCGCCTACGCCTGTTGTCGCGCCCAGCGTTCGTTTTGCTGCCGGTCCGACTGACGACGCGACCTTGCCTAGCACAGGAAACGCCCCGCCAATCATTGCTCCCGTCTTCGCGTCTTCTGGATTAACCATGCCAGCAGCGACACCACCCGTAGCAGCGCCACCCGCGACCCTTGTTAGCATATTAGGGCCAGCCATACCGCCAGTGCGCAGCGCCTCAATCAATCCAGTCGCGCCGGGGGCGAAACGCCCAACAGTGTTAGCGAGAACTCCGCCAACGCCAGAAGTTCCGGCGATTTCCGCACCGACTTTGCCAGTCTTGAATGCCATTGACTCAGGATCAGCGCCCATAGTCCGCAACGCTTGATCCATAGCCATGCGCCTCTCTTCGTTGCGACTCAATGGCTTTTCATTAGTGATTAAGCTAGATAGTCCTGGCTGACGATCTCCATAGTACAAATCTTGCGCTTTATCCCACGGATAAAGCAGAGTCGCGCCAATGGAGCCAGCGCCACGAATACCACCAGCAGCCAAGTCTCCAAGCACTTGACCAATTCCGCCGCTTTTCTTTTCTGGCTCAACATTACCTCCCGCAAGAATTTGCAGACCAGCATCAGAAACGCCTGCCATGTTCCCGGATGAAATAGCGCGGAGATCACTTTCAGAAAGCTTGCTCAAGTCCATCACTTGCCTCCGCGACGACGCGCAAGTTCAGCCGCAGCAGCAGCAGCCAAGTCACTTGCTCCCGCTTTAGTTTCAGGTGATTGGGTCATATATGTTCCAGTTCTCAGAGCATCCGCCTTTTGTTTGTTAAAAGCGATCCGCCTTTCAGCCGCCTTAACAGCGCGGTTCAGAATTTCTTGTCGCTGGCCTGGCGTCTTATTTGCAGACGCTTGAAGTTCAAGTAAAACGGCCCGCTCACCTTCTGTCGGGTTTCCGCCAAAAATTGACTTCATCGAGCCAAGAGCCTGCTCCTTGATGAGGTTGTCAAGTGCAACAGTAGCGTCTGCTCCCTCATACGACCCAGGAATGTTACTCATAATTGCCGCTCGCGTAGAAGCACCAACACCTGAATATGCCTTGTTGTTTAGGGCTAGAGCTTGCTTGAGCGCAGACACCGCACCCTCGCCAGCCTGAACTGCGTCATCCGCCTCAAACAGTTCTTTTTGAGCCGTCGCGGACAGATTGCCAGCGGGCTTAGGCGGGGATTTTACAGGCTGACCGTTTACCCCAATAATAGGAACTGCCTGGCCGTTTACCAAGCGCATGGGGCCGTCACCTGTTTGGATGATCTGGTCTTGACGAGGGGCTGGAGCCGGGCGTAGAGAAGCAACAAGCTTTGCCATTGATGCCGCATGTTCGCGCTGCTCTCGCGCCATCTGTTCTCGGCTGGCGTTTTGTTCTCGCATGATCTGCATACGCGATTCATGCTGGAACTGAAGCTCTTGCATCCGCTGCTGAGCCTGCGCCTCTCGCGCCGCAATGCGGTCATTCATCGCCGCTTGCATCTCGGGGATCTTGACCATCCCGCTAAGCGCCGCTTGTTGCATGTCACGGTCAGGCGATTTAATCAACTCGGCAAACGCTGCGCTCATGTTGGGCGGCTGTGCGGGCATAGTTGGCCCCATCCCGTCGCCAGGCTCATTCTCTGGTGTGCCTTGAGCTTGGCGCAGGAAATTAGCCAGCGCCTTTTGCGTGCCTTCCGTGCGCTGCTTTTGCAGGTCTTGCAACTGCTGCCCCGCCAATTCCTCGCCACGCATCCCGCCAATCGAGCGAAGACCAGAAGCGAGGTATTGCAGTGCGTTTGGAGCAACGAAGTGCCCGCTGACCATCTGGCCTTGTGGAGCCTGGAATTGAGCTTGCTGACCGTATTGCTGTCGGCGCTGCTCAATCAGCTTTTGTTGCAGATCGTAGTCTGTCATCAGAACAGCCCCTTCAGGAAGTTGCCACCAATAGACCCACCACCAGCCGTAGGCAAACCTGCAATACCCATTCCAACACCAAGCAGGCCACTCATCAACCCGCTAGACGATGCGTTGGCCGCGTTGGCAGCGTTAAGGTCTGCGTTGTACTGAGCTTGCGTTGCACCAAGCAAATCAGCACCTTGCGTAGTGGCCTGTTGCGCAAACTGTTGGAACTGAGGGGCTTGGACTTGGTTGCCGGTACGCAGAGCGTTGATCAGGTTTAGCGGACGGTCTTGCAGGTATGCTTGCTCCTGCAAAGCGCCAGCGCGGTTGTTCTGATCCAGATTGATGCCCTGCAAAGCCGCCTGCATTTGCAGATCATTTGCACGCTGAGACTGCAATGCCATTTCGCGGCTGTATGCGTCAGATCCCAACGTGATGCCTTGATTGGCGAGACGTGCTCTCAGCGATTCGTCCTGCTGCGCAAGCTGCGGATTCAGACGAGAGAGGATAGCCTCTTGAGCAGTTTGACCGACATTGATGGCACGCTCAGGCAGAACGGAAGTGTCAAGTTCTGGATTCTCAAAAAGCTCTCGGGCCTTGTCAAAACCGATATTTGCCGTTTCTCCATACTTGGTATTGAGTGCCAATTGCTGATCCAAGGCTTTCTGCGCCTCAGGAGTCAGCGTCATGGTCTGCTCCCACCCCGCATCTGGATTGACTCGCTTGTAACTTTCCAGATTCGGCGCAATCGGTTCAGACGTTGAGCCTTGCTGAGATTGCCCTGCGCCCAAAATCGAATCAGGACGACCACCCCAACCAATCCCACCAGACGAAGTGCCGCCGCCGTTGTAATTGGACAGCGCGGTGTTGTATTCACTCAAAGCCTTGTTGTAGGCCTCGTAGTCGTAGTCGCTCGTCGGCTTCTGCGTGTAGGTCAGAGAACCATAAGGGGTGTACTGATTGATGCGGTTTGCCTGAGTCGCGGCGCGAGTTGCCTCAAGGTTGCCTTGGGCTGTGGCTTGTGCTGCTGCCGTGTAATCAGGCGTCGCGGGGGCGCTGGACTTTCCCATATTTTCCTCGGATGTATTTACATTCGTCCTTGAACATGCGGAACAAATGAAGATCACCGTCAGGGATTGCCTGCGCTAGACTGCATTCTAGCGTGAATCCCATGCGACGAACAAGATTGATTGACTTGATATTGGTTGACGCGACAGGGCATGTAATTCTGCGCGCGCCCAATTGGTTAAACGGATAGTCAAAAATGACGTTCAGGTATTCTTTCGTTGCCCAATTACCATCGCCTGCGATGTGGCAAACGATGTTAGCGCCGTTCCAGTCTTCATACAGCACTCCGGCAACCAGATTTCCATGCGCGTCAACCTTTCCGATGGCTGTGCCGCGCCCTGGAGTCCAGGTGCCGCCAGTGCGAGAGCACACCCAAGGCCCGACGACTGACGCATCAAGGCAAAGCCTCACAGGATGCCCCCGACTTGGTGAACGTAGTCAACATTGGTCAGACGCACATCAGACCCGCTGTTGTTCACCCTCAAGCGAATTGCGGCAGACTTAGACAACGCCCCAACTGTTTGCCATGACGCAGACTGAACGATAGAGCCTCCCCAAACCATCGAGCCCCACGTCATTGAACCCCACACCATGCCAGTTGGCGTGTTGTATGTCAGTGTGCCTTGAGGGGCTTGAATCGCATAGTCGATATTCAAGCCATATGTGATGGACGGTCGTCCATTCGTCAAAATGTTCGGCCTCACCAGCGTGAAAAACTTGTTCCGCGCTGGCTGACCGAATTCAGAGAAGGCTGGCAAAACGTCAGCAATGATTCCAGAGCCATTGTCCGTGGTGCCAACCCATGCTTTTACAACTGCGTCTTCAGAGCCGAAGTAAAGCCCGTTTTCAGCGTTAAGCCAGCACTTTGCGTTCCATCCAATGAACTTCGTCCAAGCTCCTGTAATGGTGTTTTGGACATACTGAAAATCATCTCCGTTGCCAGTCGGAACGTTCAAGATCATCATATTGGCGTCAGGGAACAATTCAACCTGCCAGCCATCAACATGCCCGTAAAGTTGAGTAGCTTCGCTAATGCTGTTTTGGATCTTGTCTGTCAGCGCAACCTGTCGGTTAATCGTCATCGACAGCAGTGCCTTGGACAAAGGCAAAAGCCCCTCTGTGCTGTTGATGACCAAATCTCCGCCCATCTTGGTGCCGCAGCGACGGCCAAGAGGGTGCCCGAGCATGAACACGCCGATCAGTGACCAATCAGACGAAGACGATGGATCAGTGCCCCGATAGACTGCAACCTCGCCATTAGATGTGATGATTGCTAAGTGATCATCAGCGCCAGCACCAGCATCAATCGTCCATGTGTAGCAAGCCTCAGCACGACCGCCACGACGGAAGACCGACCCAAGGTCAATCATGGATGCCGCACCGCCAATAGAATTCACCGGCAGATACCAAACATTCAGGCTGTTGGCTTGCGTGAAGAACAGGCGGTTCTTGAACAGAACGACATGCGCCAGAGTCGTGGTGGTTACGCCAGTGATTGCGGGAGTAGAAGCCCCATCCACCGCCGTCCACGTTGTACCGTTCCACAGTTGCGGCTTGTCCAGCCCGTTGACCATATACAGGAACGACCCGCCAGGCGTCGTAATGCCCTGCCATTGCATCCAGCTAGACGACAGGCCCGATACCATAGGCGCACCAATCGCCCCTCCACCCGTGGCGTCATAGATGCTACCGCCAGAGACTGCGAAAATCTTGGCATTGCCTGCGGAGGGAAGATACTCGGCAAGCGTTTCGACAGGCGATGTGAAGCCCGTAGTGAAATCAATGCTGCCTTTGCGGACGCCAATGTATGAAGGATAAGGCCACCAATTTTCAAGGATGACCGCATCAGTCTTAGGCATGTCCGCGATGGAGTCGCGATCATTCAGGCCACCTACTGGTGCAGGCACGGATGAGGCTTTGGCTGTTGCTCGTACCATGCTCAATTCCCGGGCCAGTTTCCATCAATCACATTAGCCATGCTAATCAGTACAGACTGATTCATGGGCGACAGGGTGAGCTTGGGCGCGCTGCGATCCTGAGCCTTGCACATCTCAAGCATGGATCGGAACTCGCCAGCGTCGAACGTGCCGTCCAGCCCCTTGGCGGCCTTCCATAGCGTTTTAAGCCCGGTTATAAGCAGCGAATCAGGATAGATAGACACGTCAGAATCCTGCGTGTACTTGCCCTTTGTCTGCCCCTCTTGCGACTCGATCCAATACTTCGAGATGTAGAAGAACGAGATGTTGTAACCTCCGATGGCCGGGAAAACTTCAACGCTTCCGTTGGCGATGCGGAATCGAATGCGCGGTCCTTGGCTGATGACGCCCGACTTGTAGACCTGCCATTGCTGGTCTGTAGCAGGTCCAATCAACGGCCAGTGAGACGTGCGATCCCACTCAGTCTGTTCAATCTGCTTCATCCAGTCTTGAGGAAGCGTATACAGCGCCTGTCCGTCAATCGTGGTAAATTCATGCTCACGCACAAGCCGCTGCCAGTTGTGCTGACGCGCAATATCCGTGCCCAAACGATTAAGCAGAGCAAGAAGCTGCCGAATCTGCGGGCTTGTGTTGCCGATGACAAAGCTCGGCTCATCAATCATCAATTCGTTACAGACCGCTTGAACGATCTCCAACAGGCTAGAGTTGTTTGAGACTACGGGCTGCTGAATGATGACTGGCATGATTGATTATCCATCCCCACACTTGACAATTCAAGCGCGGGGATCGGTTGCGTTATGCTGCTGCGGCTTCTTCTTTCGGAGGTCGTCCGCGACGCGGAGCAACATCCTGAAGTTGGGCCTTCAGAGCCTCAATTTCGTCGTGCAAACGCTTGTTCTCTGCGGCTTGTGCAGTTTCGGCAGCGGTGCCCTTGGCCGCTTCCAAGTATGCGCGGGCCTTGTTGCGAAGCTCAGAGAATCCCATGCCCATGCGCTGACACGACATGTCAGACAATTCGGCCATTTGCTCGACGGTGTGAACCTCGAAATACTTGGCCTCCTTCACTTGAGCACGGGTCACTTGCGGCCATTGCTCCAAAGGAGTGCCAATCGCGCCAGATGCTTTCTGGCGCTGGAAAATCTCCCACTCGCGGGGATACATGCGAATGTCGTGATCCTTCGCCACACGCTCAACCACGTTGGACGCGTCGCCTGGGATCATCTTGCGAATGTGCGGGAGGTCTTGAAAAATGGGACGGCCTTGCTTTTCGGACTCTGCCTTGAGCTCGACTGCATCGGTGTAGAACTGAACGAATACGCCAGATTGAGGATTGCTCATTTTGGGGCTTTCTTGGGTGTTGATGGTTAAAAGGGGAGCCGAAGCTCCCCTTTATTTTACGCTGAAAGCACGGCAAACCAATTGGTATTTGATGTACCAATAAAGTCTGCCCGCCCACCAGCAGCCACAGAGAAGCCACCGGTAGTTACCGTCAGTGCATTGATAGTTGCACCAGTGCCGGGATACACCAGCAGAGCGTTAGCGCCGCTGTTTACCACGGTGATTCGGTCACCAGGCGTTGGCAGGGGGAGCTTTACGCCAGTGCCAGATGCCGCAGTAGTGACACGGTTGATTGCCGCGCCAAGTTGCAGAGCATTCGCGTTCGTGGAACCGGCAGCCGTAAGGCCATCGGCAACAGAACCCAGAATGCCCCGAACGACGCTACCCGGAGTGCCGAGAATTTCGCGTTGCAGGGCCATTCTCTACTCCTTAGACGGAAGCAATCGAGAACCAGCCACGGTCGCCGTTCTCCATGTCGGTGGCGGGCGAGGTGTACGAACCACCCGAGGCAGCAGCCACAAAGGTGGTAGTGTTGATGGCGCAATCGGCATCCGACGCGGTAATCGACGCACCAGCTTGGGCATACACATAGCGCTTGCCATCAGAGCCCCAGACTTGGGTGCCCAGTTGAGCGTCAACCACCTTGCCAGCGGCAATGTCAGCGGCCAGAGTGATGCCCTTCAAATCAGCACCGATTCGAGGGGTATGGGTGAACGGAGTAGCCATTTCAAATTCCTTTCAATGTGTCTGGAAAGGGGCCGAAGCCCCATTCATCAATCAGCCAAAATCCCTTGGAACTGAGCGCCCGAGCAAGTCAGAGCACCCGCCCAGCCCATCAGACGAACGATGGCGTCTTGGTTGACCGATTGACGATCACCACCGATGGCGGTGAAGTTACGGTCACGGTGCGGACGGAACTTCAGGTACTTGGTGTTGATGAAGTACATGCGGTTTGCCGGAGCCGAACCACCGATACCGCCATCTAGGAACACGTCGCAGTTGAAGCCAGCGCCAAAATACTTCAGCGAGGTGAAGCCAGCACCGCCACTGTCGGTC